ATCGGCTCCGTTGTTGGAGAGCCAGCGTTTGAAGTGCGTCTTATCCAGCAGGACAACGCCTCGTTCATAGGGATCGGAATGCGACGGGCGGTACAGATCAAATCTAACACGCACATCCTTACGCGGTAGCCGGGTGGTATCTACATACACCTTGCTACCACCAGTATGGGTAGCGATAATCGTTGCCTCGCTATGAGCATTAAGGTACTCAGAGATCAGGTCGAAGGAATCCGTGACATTCTCCTGCACATTCTTACGGATCGAACCCATCTGTGACAGGACAGCATTGGTGCATTTGGTATAGTCAAACTTGAACAGCCCCCACTCGCAGGCCAGCTTGCCAGCTAGGTCAGCGAGGATAACACTCTGCTCCCAGAACCGTTCGGTGCCTTCGAACTTGCAGTTATACTTCTTGGTGAACTCAGCCTTGTGGTTATCAATGATGGTGGCTAAGTCTTCAGCACCAATCTCCAACAGCTTGCGGATGAAGGCCCGACCAATAGTCCCATAATGGACTGACACGAAGTTATAAATACGTTGTCCTGCATCTGTAGACTTCTCGAATAACGGATGCGGGGTGACTGTGATCTCAAAGAGGCGCATCATCTGAGCGTCGGTCTCCAAGCCAGTCGATATAAGCGAGGCATTCAGAGACTTATTGGCAGATGTTATACAGGGTAACCGCCACGTACGGGCGTTGCGTTCCTCTGCAGTGCGAGTCAGTCGAGCCTTCTCTCTACCCTGCGACACATCGTACAGGAAATCACCGATGTCTTTAGCCGCCATCGTGGTGGCTTCATCAATCGTCATGGGCAGGTTGTTGCATAGACCCATGCGGGCATAGAGGGCATTGTGTGTAAACTTGGATGCGTAATGGAGCATATCAGGATTGCCCCATAGGGACTGAATCATAAGCTGAGCTAATGACTTGCCTGACCCTGACGGCCCGTACAGATTGATGGTCAAGCCCTTGATGCCGGTGAACTCGAACATCGGTGCCGCCAGACCAATCATCATAGCCCATCCTTGGATGGGCAGTCTGCCTTTATCAATAATGCTGGTGAAGTTGGTGGCTTCTTCCAACGTACCAGATACGCCGTACATGGTAGGGGCTGCGCGGTTCGATGTCTGCGAGATCGAGACAACTTCTTCCGATACAGAGCCATCGTCGTGCCGTCTGAACAGCGTGTCGCCAATTAGGAATTGTGACCTATCATCCTTCCACCCCATAGAAGTGTGGATGTTGGTCATGGCTTTCATCTTACGCAGTTCATCCATGTAGGTGCGCAGAAGCATCTGGAATTTTTCCGTCTGATGTTTGTGGAGTAGCACAATGCCTTGGTCTGCGATGGCCGACGCGAACTCGCGGCTTCCGTCAGCTAGGTAGGCTTGCCTGAATACCAGTGGTTGCCACCCAGCATGGGGTCTGTTCCACCTATACCGCACAGTCTCGTAGCCCAGCGCTTCGTCGCGCCCATAGCCAACGGGGTACAGGTCGAAGGGGCAAATGTCTACGTCGGTGCTGTCAATCGTCTGCTTAATGCCACCGTCGCTAGCGCGTTTGTATGCCCGTGGTAGTGGCGTGAGGTGGGCCACTTCGTCGGGTGCGGAAGGATCAATCTCAACAGACTTATATGTTACGCCAATCGAGCAGGGAGTTGTTATGCTTCCTTTGAACTTGCATTTGTCGCATCCACTTGAACGCAGTTCTTGAAACTTGTTGCAGGTTGTCGGCCCTGAGACTGACGCCTTCCAATGCTCTAGCTTAGCTACAGTCTTATCGTAGCTGTACTCTGGGTGGTCTTTACTCCATGCCACGGCAGTGGCCTCTGGGTCTTCGCAATAGGCGGCGATGCCCAGCAAGGCGTACCAGAATGGCTCTTGGACTTTCTTCTGGTTCTCTACACCCCACCGAATCTGCTGGCATTTATCCACCATCGCAGCGGCGCTGGTCGGGGGGAACTCAGTCTTGGTGCTGAGATCAATCAGTGGAGTGAACTGCGCGCTCGGTGGTCTTATCTTTATTTGGTTAACACGATACGGCGACAGTATCCTGTCAATATATTCTACGTTGTGTGTCTCATCCTTTGCTAACAAACTAGTTACAAGTTCCCCGCCCTTCGTATTGATCGTCCCGACTGGCCGCAGTATGCGGGCGCTGTCGGCTGGCACCACGGGATCAACCTCAAACTTAAGCTGCTGCGTTGCGTTCTTCAGTGCGTCGGCCAGCGGTTGCCATTCATCACGCGGCAACTCACGATCTAGAATCCAGTACGCATGGAGTCCGTTGCCCGATGAGACAATCATTGGCGTCGGAAGCTGCGTCTCTTTAACAAATGTGGATAAGGCTTTAAGCCCATCGCGCTGGGTGAGGTATGGTTTATCCACACCGCAATCAATATCTAGATATAAAGACTTTAAGCTATGCACATTATCTTGTTTTCGACCGCCAGTGTTTGTAACAAATGATGCAACTGCGAAGTACGCATTGCCACCACCAGCACTGATACCGTCTACTACCGTCTCTAGAGATACTATGTTGTCCACAAAGCGGTGCAGCAAAACTTTTTTATTCTTAATCGCAACGGCGACATAGTACCCATCAGATGGAAGTACCCGCTGAAGAAAATCCAACGTATTCATAGTGATGTCCACGGCATGATGAAAACGGGGAGGTTTTACCTCCCCGAATGTTTGAGTTTACGCGCCGTACTCAAGCGCCGCAAGTAGTCTTTGTAATCTATCTTGGTGTTCTAACTTGCGTACTTCTAACGACGGCCAGTCGTGGTCTTTCACAAGACCAATGAGACGACGAATGATTCGCTTTGCGTTAGTCAAGTTCTTTTGGCGAAGCGGTGTACCTTTGATCCAACTAAGGTATGTAATCCTAGATACACCGAAGATTTGCGCCATGTCGTTCTGCGTAATCATTAGATGTTTACGCAGCACCTCGACTTTAGCAAAGTCTATCTGGTCAAGCATCGTCCGCGTCCATCTCGCCAAGCAAGCCAGCGATTTCGTCAGCTATATCGCTAACGCTCTCCGCTTTAACGGGCGCAACTTTAGCCGCTGCTTTGGGTTTAGCAGATTCTTGCGCAACGGGCTTCGCTTTTGCAGCGCCGAAACCACGGATCGGTTTAGGTGCTTCCTCTGCTTCAGCTTCTTCAACCTGCACAGGTTCGGGTTTAGCTGCGGCTTTGACAAGCACTGGCTTCGGAGCTTCCTTGGGTGCGGGAATAGCCGCGACCGCTGCAGAAGCAGACTCACCTGTGATCTCCTTAACCTTGTCGGAGTTGAACAGCGGCGCAACTGCATCAATAGTTTCTTCATCTAAGAACCCACCGAAACCAAACTGCAACTTAGGATACGTGGCGTCTGTATCAAACGACACACGAGTGCGAACAACCTCCGGCCCCATGCCGCGCATAATCAATTCTTTCTGGTACACGTTGAGGCTTTTCATAGCCGTCGCAGTAACCTCAAGAAGATAGATCGGTCCGGTCGGATCGTCGGCAGCGACGACAGCAAGACGCTTCTTATCAGCGCAACGCTTACCATTACCATTCTTGGCAGAACCAAACTTGTTCCACTCACACGTAGCGCAGATGTCATTCTGCGGTTCAGCAACGTCAGGGTTCGGACGTACACCGTTCAGCGAGTAGCAATCAGGCGCAGCCGGTTCAGCGTTGGGGTCCCAGTCAGAAGCATAGTACGTCTTCGACGGATGCGGGTTAGCGCCGACGGTGATAACGTCGAGCGCAGTGGTTTCCAGCACAGTCTCGGCGTCACCATCCTTGATACGGAAACGGCTACCCTTAATCGAGATGCGCGGGAACGACTCACCACCACCGATGCCACCCATGATGGCGGTAGCCAGAGCCGAAGGCTGACCCATACGCTTAGCGATGTGAGCCGGAACCTGAATGTTAGCGGGAATAAGATTGCTCATGTTGTCCTCTTACTTAAGGTTAAGACGCATTTGCGCCTGTGATGTCAGGATTTGTTCTGACAATTCCTGTATGCTCTTGCAGTAGATCATCTTAGATGGTGACTCATCTAAGACTTCTGTTCTAAGCAAGTATCCATTCTGGATTTCGTAGACTATGAACGCTGCCCTAGCGCAGTGATTCGGATTGAACTTGTCGATCACATCCGCTGGATATATGCCACCGGGATACGCTTGGGTTACTTGCGATGACGCCCACTTTTGTTTCTTTCCCATTGCCTCACTCTCCTTTCGCCGCTGGCTTGCGGACATTGACACTCAACTTGGTGCCATAGTTAACGCCAGTGGGTACTTCCTTATGCGCTTCGATATAGCTACGCACTGCGGTCTTGCTGATGCGGCGCTCAAGCATATCGTACGCTTCATTTGTTTTGATGAATGACAGGACTGCATCCCAATCAGCGACGTTGGCAAAGTCAACCGTGGTTAAGAACGCAGTACCAGCGTTGGTCTTGAAGGATGTAACCCCCTGCTCGGTGGCTTTCTCCCTTATCCAAGTCTCGAACTTCTCCATCTTCTGCACAATTTCTTGCACTTTGCTATCAGCCTCGGCTTCGATAGCTTTCTTCTTATCGCGCAGTTTCATATAGGCCGCGACGACCTGTTCCACTGTTACATCCATTGCCTTACCTCTTAACGTGTTTCTTGTTGTATCAAATCCAACAACAGACCTTGTAGCTTTTGCTTATTCATAAGTCTGCTGTACATCTTATGCTCTAGTTCAGTCGCCTCTATGTGGATGACATTCGATACATGCCGCTTGCCAATACGTTCGATGCGACCGTTTGCCTGAACATACTGTTCGTTGCTAGTCACTGGCCCATACCAGATCACAGTACTCGCAGATGTCAGCGTTAACCCATGCGCCATCGTGGCAGGATGCGCGATCAACACATGGGGATCACTTTCGTTCTGAAAGTTATGGAAGATAGCATTGCGCTTCGACGAACTGACAGAGCCGTTGACGACGCCGACAGTCCAATGCTTAGACAACTCACGCTCTAACATCTCCAATGTCCCGGTCAGTGGGACGAACACGATAACCTTTTCTCCAGCCTCCTCTATAAGTTCCTTAACCAGATTAACTCGCGGCGCACATTCAAGTTCGACGTTGGTGCCATCATCATCGTACGCTACGCCACAAGCTATCTGCACAAGTTTCTGCATCTTGACTGCTTCGTTGACAGCCGTGATGGTGCCAGCCTCAGTGCCAGACTCAGTAACCAGATGGCGAATCATCGCCTGATAATGCTTTCTCTGGTCGGGTGTCAGTTCAACCTTACGTGTCTGCGTTATGGTGTCAGGCAGATCGAAACATTCATCTCTGGTATAGCGCACAGCCGGTTGCAGTACGTTCTTGACAAGCTCCATACTGTTCGGACGCGGCGTCCACTTATACATACCAACCTTCATCATCACCTGATCTCTAAAGGCAGTGAAGCTAGATGGTATGAACGGGCTATTGACCAGTCTGGATAGCGTCCATGCGTCGGTCGGATCATTAGGCGTAGGCGTACCGGTCATCAACCACAAACGTGTATCTGGATTGCGTTCCATGTACTTACGCATTACGCGGTAACGCATTGTGCTGTGGTTGCGTAACACT